GTTGTAGCAGATGAAGTATGGTATTGCCAGTTTTCTGTATTTGTAAAGGCAAAAATTGTTTTACTATCGTATGCCCCAGCGGATGGGTTTGATCCTGCTGAGTATAATCCTACTTCTGTAATCTCATATCTTTCTTCCGTTGGCAATTCAGCCGTAAGAACAATTTTATTCATACCATTTTCCTGTACATACCCTCTTGAAGATATTGGAACTCTAAACATTTCAAAATCTAAGTTCTCTTTATCTGAATAGTCATCAAGGGTTTCTCCAGTAGTAAACGGTTGCTTCCCGCAGCCAACAGCAATATAAGAAGCAAAAGCTGGTGCTTGGCCTAGTAGGTACTTGCCAATAATAGTCTTACCAGTATTAGTTATCATGATGTAGCGTCTCCTAAATATGCTTCATATATTGTACCACTTAAGCTAATTTGTACTTCAACTTGCTCATCACTATTAAGATTAACTAACTCTATTACCAAGTCGCCAGCAGTATTAAAATAAACATTTGAACCCCCAGGGCCGTTGCCTACGATAGGCACTTTTTCATTTAGATTAATTGGAAAATTGTTAAAAATCTTATCTGACGATCCTTGTAGTCCAACTAGATTTAATGGATTATATTCTTGTTGGATTGCTGTTAAGTTTTTAATTACATTATAGGATACGCTTTGACCATTAATAGTGTCATTTCTAGCAATATTGATTAACTCATGTCCCCCAATATTTTCAAAGATAATATCAGTCATAGCCTCTATTGCTATTGATCCATCATCAAATAAAACTGTATCTATTGGAGCAGTTTTAACAGAATTTTGTTTAATAAAATTAATGGCTGCATTGGCTAGATCAGCTGGTGTTAATGGAGATGCCGATAAGTTGGAAAAATTAGTTTCAGCCATCTTATACCTCACTTAAATAAATAGTCATAGAGGGGCCATCTTGACCTCTGCTATAGGCAATATTATAAACAACAAACCTGGTAGAGTCTGCTGTTACTAAATCTAATCCATCAGAATCTTTATAGTCTAGGGTAACAATGTCTCCTAATTGTAATGTTGGTATGCTAAAAATGTTAGCTCCAACTATTTTTTTAGGCTCCATTACTTTATTTATAATCCAGTTCATAAGAGATTCTGCGCTATCTTGTGTCTGAATATACTGACTTTCAATAGAGAATTCATTTTTGCCATACGTCATTCTGCTTTGTCTAATTTTGTCATATTTTTCTTTTTCAATAAAAGGAGAAATTATTTGATTTGTATCAGTCAATTCTGGATCTGCCATATTGCTACGCTTTTTAAAAAATTCATCAACCGTTAGTTCATGTGTTGTGTCTTGAGTAAACGTTATTCCTTGAATTCTTAAAAAGCTTCCTGTAGTTTCATCTAGGTTAATTGCTTTATCTGTAGAGTTAAATACTAAAAACTCTGCGCCATAAGAGTCTGCTTGAAAACCAGAAACCATATATGATTTAATTCTATTAAAGGTTGGAGAGATTTGAGCATAAAGAGCTGGGTAAGCTCGATCATATTTAATATCAAAATACGCACACTCTCTCATGATTGATCCAAACTCTTCAAAATACATATTATATTTTGGTGGCTGCTGAGAACTTATTCCGCCAAGGTAAGTAGATTGAACTACACCACTCATGGCATATTTTCTAAATGATTCATTTGCATCAATGTCTTTATCCCCAAATGCTTTAGATATTGTTTCTCCAACATTAAAAGATGTGTTCTGAGAATAGTTTTGAGATAGCGCATATACATTTTCAAACATACACCTAGAAGATCCACGAGTAAATAAGGCCATGTTATTGTATATTGGCAGAGGATCGGTATCATCTACTACCTGAATTAGCTTATTATTAATATAAAGATAGAATCTTCTTATTTTACCAATGTCTTCATATTCTACTGATAAATCATATACCGTTGGATTTTTTTCTCCAGCAAGTCTATACTGTCCAGTAAAAGACCCGTCATCAATTAGTATCTTTCCTAGGCCTCCCCATAGCTTTACGGGAATAGCTTGAGAACTTGAAGCATCTTTTTTGATTTTATAAAAAACAATATTATCTATTGAAATATTTGGATTGCCAGCACTGTCAAACTTAACGTAAGACTCAATATTATTTTCAGTAAGTGCGGTAATTTCAAAATAGTAACCATTGTTTGTTTCTGGATTAAGAAGTACTGCTAGTCCTCCTCCTGCGCCACCAATATTAACACTTTGATCTGTGAAACTTCCAGTAATCTGATAGTATGGTGTGCTTCCAACAGGTGTTTGAGATTTAGTAGTATTGTTTTCAATCTTGCCAACAATACGAATTCTAGTTCCAAAATGTTTATATGCATTGTCTAACTGCTTATAAACATAAGACACAAAACTAATTGGATTTTCTGTAGTTTTAAAAGAAGGTCCGTTCATTACAAATGCTGAAGACTGAATTGTTCCAGACTGAGTTGACTGTAAATTATTTACAGAGGTTTCAGTCAAATAAGCTGTTGACATAAAATTTTTAATTATTCCATTTCGTGTTGTTTGTTTTGCCAGAACACTATTTACTCCAGCAGCACCAACTGCTGTTACTGGCAAAGCAATATTTTGTAGCAATTCATTAGTAAAGAGATACTTATGCTCCATGTCGCAACCTCTAACATAATCATTATTTGACCAATAAGGAGCAATGCCTGCTGTGTGGTAAGCCAACGGAGTATTAAATTGACCACGACCATGATCAACTACTGCTCCAGTTTTAAGCCTAACAACATCTCCAATTGTTTCATAATATGGTGTTGCGTAAATTCTAACTAAACCAGTAGGGTAGATCTTTCCATTAAACGGAAGTGATGAAAAATATCTTTGATACTCTTCGTTATTACTAATCCAAACATTACTACTTCCTTGTTTATGTGTATTTCTCCATTTCAATATTTCAATAGATAAAGCGTTAAGGTCTTCAATATTGTCAGTAATGTTTGATGGTGCTAATTTTCCAGGAAGAACTATCTGAGGATTTGTATCACTTAGTTTTCCGTCTGATTTTATTTCATACCATAGTGGAACTGTAATGTTGTACTGAACAGCATCATACTTAATTATCTCTCCATTAGAGTAAAAGTATCCTTGATTTCTTGTTAGCCAATAAACATTCTCTCCAAAATCAATTATGTTATTTACTAACACTCCTGCAACAACTTGTGGCGGTGTTGAAGATAGGTCAGAGTTTAATGGCATTGCACCTAGTACGTAGCTTCCTTGTGTTGATGCTAATTCATTTTTAGATTTTACAACTTCTGTTCCCGCAACTTCCCATAATAGTGATGGCTTATATATCCAGGTTTGATCATTATCGATTAAGGCTGTTTGCTTTAACTTACCTAAAGATCTTTGAATATATCTTTCTGTATAGTTAATCTTGCCAGCATTGTAAATCTTTTTATCTTGTGAAGCAATAGATATTAGATTTGGCAAATTGCCAGACGAGCTATTTTCTACTACTCCAGTATCGGTTTGATTATTTGACCCAGAGATTACGAAGTCTGTTGCTCTTTGAGATTCTGTTGGCATTAAGTAGTCTTTACTCATAATAATAAAGTTATTGTATTCATCAAAGAACATTGCACTTTGAGTTGCCCTAGCTAATTCATTTAAAACTTCTGCAACATTTTGATCTGGAGCAATAAAAAAATACGGAATAATAGCATCAGACTCTCCAAGAGTTCTTTTAAAAGAATAATTACTAAAGCCAATATAGTCAAGTAATAGGCTAACGGCATAGCTTAAAGATGTTTGTGTGGTAAGCAATCTTGGAGCAGGCATAGACTCTAAGAAAAAGAATAAATCTCTTAAGGTTAATGAAAGTGTTGCGCCAGTACCATTGGACTGTGGCACTCCTTCCGAATACAAAGTCTTAATAGGAACAAAATAATCAAAGCCATCAACATCTAATATTACTTCGCAAAAGCTAAACTTAATATTTTTTCTAATATATTTAGATATAATGCTTGACGTATTATTTTCATTAAAGGCTTGATCATCATCAAACATGTTTAAGTTTCCAGTAGAAGCTAGTAGTTGTCCTACAGGCATTGAAGTAACTCCAACATCTGATAAAATTTTTGTAATCTGAAAATCAGTAACCTTGTCTGAAATATTTACTACTAGTCTTGGGGACATTTCAATTAAATCAAAAGTAGAGTCAAACTTATTCATTGTCTCTACAACAATTCTCATGCCACGAACATAATCAAATTCACGATAAACAGTTGATTGATCAACCTCACTAGTAAAAGAATCTGGATTTGTTAAATCTTTTATAAACCCTACCTGAGAGTTTATGGTTTCAGAGCCTATCATCCAACCGTATTCTGGAACAAAGGTTTCATATGCTGATGTTGTTGAATTCCAAATATGAAATGTTCCAACATCTGATGAATTTTCTTGAACTAAGTACGCATAGCCATTATATGATTTTTGAGGAAGCAAAGTTGTTGATGAAATTTTTTCTGCGTACACAAAAATAGATTTATACTGATTTGGAAGAATAATTCCATAATGTAACTCTAAGTATCCATCTGGACCTATAATACTAGTCCCGTTATCTCTTAAGGAATTTTCATTAAATGAATAAGCATTTACCCAGTTATTACCTTTTAGGTATTGTATTTTCCATCTTGAAGGAGTTGTTTTATTTACATCCCCATAAAATTGATCCTCAATTAATTTAGAGCCATCTTTAAACGGTCCTAAATCTGCTGTACCTACATTGGTTTGCATCTTTACAATAAGTCTATTTGCTGGAACCTGTTCCTTGTATACAACAAATGGAGCTGTGTCATCAATGTAGTAAACCCCATTTGTAACATTTTTTGCAATCCCGTATTCGCTGTTATCTTCTGTTCTATAAGATGTCCAGTATTTAAATTGATCATACCTTGAGGCCATATAGTATCTTGGTCGTTCAGCAAGGCTTGCTCCAGAATTAGAAAAGAATCTATTTTTAAAATATGATGCTTTATTAATCCCAGATCTAGGTCTAAATGGTTTAATACAATCCTCTAAAGAATAGATCATCTTAATCTTTTCCTTAGTTGATTTAAATGTTTGGGGGATTGGATTAGCTATATCATCATTAAAACCACTATTGACTACTACGTTAGAATCGGTGGCTCCAGTATAGTACCCTCCAGAATCGAGCTGGTCAAAGTCTATAGGAAGTGTAAAGAACTTACTAGATGAGGTAGTCGGTCTATATCGGTAATTACCCAGTTTAAAGATGTTATCTGGCATGTTCATGTTCCACTCAGCCAAGACCAAACTCTGCAGCCTAACGGTCGCTGATGCCTCTAGATGACCCTTCAGTGCCTCACTTACAAACACTTAAACCTCTTCCAGGGTTACAGACACATTCCAGAGATCCATATTAGTCCCACCACGCTTTTGAACAGAATATGAGAAATCAGATATGTAGACTTCCATGATTTGGCTATACTGATTTAGATGGTTAAACTGGTTTGCGTCTTCTGTAAAATTCTTATATTTATCATATGATAGGAATATCCAAAAAGATCCTTTGTGGTTTTCATACCAGTCTAGAAGTTCTGCTCCACCTGCCCCACCATCTACTGTAAATTCTTGGGATGGGCTTTGACCCTTATAAGGAGATAGTCCTGTTGCAATCTCAAAATCTGCAACATAAGGATATGCTCTTGATGGTAGGTTATCCCATGATGTGGTGATTGTCATCTTATCTGCAATATGATAAGATCTCATTCTTCCATTAATGGTTCTTTCACGCTTCTCAATACGAGTAGGTTTAAACTCAATAGGCTGTCTATTGTGATCTGAGATTATTAAGAACTGATCTATCTCTGAGGCTGTAGCATCTGGTGCATCAGTTCCTACTTCATATCCCGTTGGAACATATAAACCATTTGAAAGGGTACCTGCATTATTAGACCATAGCATTGCCTGTGGTCTTTGATACCTGCGTCTTCCAGATAGGTATGCTGTTGTTGCCATTATCGTTGTCCTCTAATTCTTTGTCCATCAATATACTTAATCTTCTGTATTACTGTACTAGCAATATCGTCGGCATTTAAATTGTTACCGTTGACATTTACACTTAAACTATAATTATACACTGAAGAGTCTGGCAATGTGCCATCATTTATTTTTGCTAGGTTATTAGCGCCATAGGCATCTACTGCTGACTTCTTAATAACAAATTCTCCTGGGGTAAGCATGCTTGAAATAGTGTCTTTATTTCCAAGGCCTGGAACAACTCCACCATTTGCCATAAAAAGACGAGTTGTATCAGACTTAGTTGGAACATAGTCTTCATCAATTAGTTTAGTTAATTTCTTTAATTTTGAAGCACTTATTTTAGAATTTATAATTTTTGGTGGAACAGGAATGTCATCATTAACCATATTATTTGGAATGTTGGTGTTTTTACCCATTCCTGGATACTCAATCTGATCACTCATTCTTACATATGGAACAGGAAGTGTTTGTTTTGCTTCAAAAACATACTCATCTATTAATTTAGAAGCTGTCATGTTACCAGTTGCTTCAATTCTATGTGCTAATGGGTTGATTTCTTTTAAAACATATTCTGTAAAAGGTGCAATTAATTGCTCTTTAGCCGAAATATCATTTATTGTTCCACCCATACCAAAATTCATTAAGTTTGAAAAACCAAGAACATCTTTGTCAACAAAAATTTTTGCAACCGCACCAGCATTTCCTCCTCCAGTATAATCAGTTACTGCAATTTTTTTAGCCCAATCTAAGCTATCTGTTGTAGATTTAACAACATCTGGTACCCAAGACTCTCCTATTTTAATTCCTGTAAAAAAATCTTTAAATTCTGCAGTTTGTCTATAGTCACTTGCATCTATTGGGTTTTCAGCATTTGCTTTGGCATACGCTTCTGTAATATCTTCTTTCCAATCAGAGGCAAAATGTGACCAAGATGCTTCTTGAAGCACAGGCTGATTGTTTGCATCAAGCCATTCTTTACCCATTGATAAATTTTTGTTAGGAACAAGTTTGTATCCTACAATTTGAGCCATGTCTTTATCGCTTAGGCCTCTATATACAACTTGGTCTTCACCCATTGAACGTATACTTGATATTTGTTGCATTATATCTCTATTGCTACCTTGGGCCGAGACTGGAAATACTGTGTATTCTCTAAGTGCAGATAAAATTCCTGGGGGAACATCATTTTTAATAGCTATCTCAATATCGCTTAAATCAC